TCACGTTTACTGGGTGCGGATTGTCTTTGTCGTACAGGTCTTTGAAGAATGTTACTTTCATTGTATTGATTTTCTAGTATGAGTTCTAGGTAGTGAATTGCTTTCTTGATGTCTTCGGCTCCGTTCTTATCGTGATGTCTGCACACATACTTGATTACGTTGCCTTCCGCAAATGGGATACCGTTTTTCATAATAAACTCAGTGGGTTGAATCTTCATGCTGGAGTAGTGGCTACCACCTATCTGCTTCTTTATTTTTGCCATGATGATCTACTTGTTCGTCCAACTTTTTTCTTGTCAAGTATTTCTCTTACCATAATCATTCTATTTCCTTTGTAGTTTTTTCCATATAGTTCAGAAGATATCCTGCCCATAGTCTTCTTATCCAGATTCATTATGTCGTTTGGTCTGTCATATACGCTTACTACCCACATAGGCTTTTCATACAGGCGTTTACCTTTTTTGTAAGCCACGCGAGCAATCATATAAAAGATGTCTCTTTGAGTTCCATTCTCCATTTGCGTTGGATTTTAGGGGCTAACCACTGCATGGTGACATTACCTCCTGAATGATCCTTACAGTCTTCGGACAGCAAAAGTATACAGTTGTCAGCCAGTTTATTTGGGATGAACAATATAGCGTAGTCTTCGTCGAATGACGGCAACTCTACATTAAAATTATCATCGTGGTACGATACATGCACTCTAAACGTAAATACCTTATCTCCTTTACTAGCGGAGAAAGAAAAGGGACTGAGGAGTTTTGTACTCCCCAGCCCCCATTCAAGTCTGGCATATAACGCTAAAGCCTTAGAAGGGCAAGACAGTTGTTTCTTCCTGTCCAGCATTTTCCTGCTTGGTTTGTCGTTTCTCCTTAGCAGCTTCGCTGTTGGGGTTGAAGACACGGGCACATGCTTTGCCGTTCTTACTCATGAAGAGCGTGATATAGGCATTACCTCCACGTCCTTCTTCGTCACGCCGAGTGATGTATTGGTCGAGGATGTCTTTCATCTCGTGATCCTTCAAACGAAGGTTCCAAGAGATCAACTCTCCCTGATCGTTATACTTCGGCTCATCTGCCCATCCTACGAGGACGGAATCATACTTTTTTTCGCTCATGATAAAATTAAATTAAGTGTTAAGTTGAAAAGCGAGATACCACAAAGGTAAGCTAATACCATAAATAATCCCGCATTAATGTGTTTAAACTTTGAATTGAACATAATCTTGCATTGGTGAAGCCCCTGCATCAAGTCCATTTAAAAATGAATCGATACGGTTGACGGCTTGGTTAAACTTCATCTTCCCTGCGAACAGGGTTTCTTCAGAGCATTCCACGAGACCAGGGAGGTACGGGTATGATTTCTCTTGTACGAGCCAGTAGAACTTGTTGACCCCAAACACCTCACAATAGATGTATGCTTGGATGTCATAGCAGAAGTCACGCACACTGTATCGGAATTTGTCAATAGCTTTGGTTGACTTGGAGTCTACGATGAATCCATCACCGAGGCAGTCAAGGAATCCTTTAACTCGCACGGATCCGATCATCTCATCAAACTCTACCTGATACTGATTACTCTTCAGCATACGCTTGCTGAGACCTGAAGCGTCGAGGCGATCGATCATTTCGTTCGCTTGCTTCCAGTCGTCAGGGGAGACAATTGTCTTACCTTCTTCAGCATATTGAGATTCAAGTTCAGCTTTCTTTTCCTTGTACTCATTGGTCATCTTAGGAGCTTTGCTCTTGATCGTCTTGGCGCTGCACATATCAATAACACTATCATCATTTAGTACTACGTATGTCTCCATCGCCTTGTCTCGCTCAAACAATAGCATGTCGTAGAGCGTACCAAACTCAAGGGCGGGAGATTCGAACTTAAGCTCACCCTTCATGTACTGATCGAACTTAGCCATATCGGAAAGAGCGACCTTTAACGAGGAGTACGAAACGTGCGACTTGCCGTATCGTTTTTCTAATTTTTCAGGTATTGTCATCGTACAAATTTCTTAAGACCAGATTTCTGTCGGTCGGTTAATTGTTCACCATATTTTGCAATAATAGCATCAAATGCCTCTTGCTTGTTATTCTGCGACTTGATATAAGAGACAGCTTTGTCCATGATGTTCTCTTCTTTTGGATCTGCCTCCTGCTTGGCAATAGCGTTCGATACCTCGGTGGCAGAAGCGATTGAGGAGTCAATACCAATACCTAACATAGCGAGGGCACGACCAATAGCTGAAGTCTCACAGTTCTCAACGTAACTGGTCTTATTAATATTGGATGAACCTTGAACTTCGTGAGCATGACCTGTTGCAATAACACGTCCGTCAGTGTCAGAAATTGTGGTTTTGCATACGCACTGCTCGGAGTCCAGCACTGTGAATTCGGACTCAATAGTCCAGCCCTTGTATTGCTCTTCCTGTCGAAAGAATTTAATTCGTTCGTGGACTTCAACGTACTCTTTGCCACGTATGTTAAGGGTTTTGAATTTGTAATTACTCATAGAGTTGGGATTTTTTCAATTAAAGTTTTTCTCATTTTTTCTAGATACCTGATCTGCGCCTTTACACCAGCAAGCCTTGCCTGATACGACAAGCGTCCCGACACGCTCTTTACAAGATTATTGGCTATCTTAAAGTTTTCGGCATAACCATCCCAGTATTCCATGTTTGAACTGTGTTTTCTTTCATGGTGTAGCACACTCGCATGATCCATATCGAATAGCCTAGCTACCCTAGTTAAGGTAAGTTCTTCTCGAAGAGCTATCATGATTGCAGCTTTTGCTTTAACCTGATAAGCATACCTTCTTTTAGACCTTGTGATCTTCAATGCGTTGTAATACTCATCTATAATGAGCTTTGCTTCTTCATCTGTCATATATGTTGGTTTTGAGTGAATTCAATTTGGGGTTGCAAGAGGGGAAGCACAACCACTTAAGCTCCCCCTCCCTGCAAACACAATTAAGATGGTTGGCTTTGTTTCTCAAAGGACACATCACGCGGTCCCGTTGCAGGATCTCCCTGCACACCATGCGCCAACCACGAAGTCAGCGTTCTGACTCCTGCTGTAATGTCTGGTATATATCGGCGTATGCACTCATGGATTTCATGACTGCAACCATCTTGTTAATCGCTCCGTAGGCAAGGTCTCTTTCATCATGGTATTCGTCTTTTTCTATTTCTTTATCGATGAGTGTATGTACACCTTCTACTGAGTTGTAGATGAATGAGTCGTACAGTTCGGTAAGAGGTGTATTAAGCCACTCATGCACGTCCCTTTCAATGATATCTTCGGATGCAAAGATAACAGCTGTTGCTTCATATTTACTTTTTCCACCGAATTTTTTGTTGATTAATTTGATGGCTCGCTCATTTGTAAGTGGTTTCTTCATATTAAAATCCGTAATCTTTAGCGTTTATGTAGGCTTCGTAATACTTCATACCAAGTGATTCGTAATTAGGTTTAAGCTTATTGTATTTTCTACGGGACTCAGAGTCTTCCCACAGTTCATACAACTCTATAAACAATTTAACGCAGTTGACTGCATCTTCAGGTGAAAGTTTATTCATTTTAAATTCTTTAAAATTTTCCTTTGCTCAAGGAGGTGTTGTTGCCAGTCGTTGAATGACTGGGCTTTACAAGTATGTACACTTGATTGCACACAAACGAACCTTCGAGGTGACCACACATCAGGTGGGGATCTATTAAATAGCTTCATCAGTAGGGGGTTTTATCAATGATTTCGATGTTGTACTTATTGCTAAAATACCTAGCTGTCTGCCACGCCCATTCCCAATCAGGTTCTAGTTCAGACAAAACTTCTAATCCTGTGATGTCATCACGTATTACAACCTCATACTCACCAAAATCATCTCCGTTATTCAAGAGTATTTCAATGTAACAATCCTCATGGATGTTCTTATGCTTGGGGTGGTTCTTGACGGCTGACATAGCTTACTCTTTTGCACGTGTGAAGGAGAATGCACCCCACAGAAAGCTGAAGCTGGTGGTGTTACGCCCTGTATTCTTGACGATAGATTGCTTCTTGCCTTTTTGCACGGTCTTTGCCTTTGCTTTAGGCTTCCTGTTCATCACTCGTGACACAGTGCATGGTGCCACCCTACAGATGTCAGCTACCTGTTGGTTCGTTAACCCCTGACCTTTCAGGGATTTGATTTGAGATCTAACCTTGTCGGTTAATGGTTTTGGGAACGCTTTTTTATTTTGCATATCGTTGGGGTTTAAAATAGATTTCACTTGTGATTGGGGCATGGCATAGGCTTCTGATATTTCTGATAATGTGTAGCCCCTGCTTTCCAGTCGGATTATTGCCTGTCGGATAGTGGGCTTCTTACTCATCGCGTCTGCCCCATTGTTTATTTCTTGGTTCTTCATCGAACACTACCATGCTATCCTCTTCTGACGGTGTGTTACGCACAATAGCCTGTGCTTGTTCTCGTGTGAGTCCCTCCATTAGGACTTTGGGTCGCTTGTTCCAGTCGCGGAACACCCTGTATACTGCATACTTCATATGGCATTTAATTTAGATGTGTCAATAATGTTTCCGTTTTGGTCGATGATACCCTCCTCGATCAGGTGACGTGCCTCACGTTGGTACGTCCCTTGCAGGTTTAGTATCATGCCTGTCTTGATAAGGTCTGCGTACATATCGAGTACTTCCCAACCGTATATGTCGCCTGCTTCATAGGCTATTATCTTGTCTACAATGTCAGTCATCGATGTCAGGGTTTTGCTTGAGGAACTCCTCAAAGATGATGTGTGCCTTGCCTCGTGCATAGGCATCTTGTTGTGTCAATGTGCCTGCCCGCTGTGGTGTAGGAAGGTTATCAATACGGAAGTTATCCGTGACGTAGCCTGATGCACCTGTTTTGATGCAGAACGTAATGTTGCGGATATGTTCTTGTTTGCGTTGTCCGTTCATGATTAGAAATTTTTGTGCAGGTAGCCTGAAAGCATTAGCTGCTGGTTTACACTTGATGTTGGGGTCTTGAGGATTTTGCGTACACCTTCGTCCTCGGATGCAATCACGGGATCGATGTTGTACTCCTCACACAGGAAG